TCGATGGACGCGCATTGTGAGTCCTTGCGGAATCGTAATCGACGGAGTTCCCGTCCCCTCTGCTGCCGCTTTAAATTGAATCGTTCCGCCGCTGCTCCCGTTGATCAAGGTAAGTATTACTTTGAACGGTAGCATTGCCGTGGTTCCAGATGTTTCTACTACATCGGTGTTGAATGCCGTAGCGGCGGCATCACTCCTGACTACTGCCGTCGTTGTAAAGTGGATCAATGAATATCGAACGTGCGTCGGGCTGGCCGGACCAGAAAAACAGATTTTAATACCGTCGCCAGATGCACCACCCGCTTGAAATCCGACGATTTCAATCAGGAGCTTTTCGTTGATTGCCACTGAGCAGGACATGCCGCTTACGTCGGCAACTGTTGTGCTGGAGGTAGTGAAATCACTCGTCCGCATGTAGTGCTCGGTGACAGCACGGGAAGCGAGAGAGTTAAGCGCCGCGTCTACGGTCGTGGCTCCGTATCTCACTGTGCTCGCTGGAATGTCCGCAAAGAGAATATCGTCCTGCAAACAAGCGAATCGTGCTCCCGGCGTATTTGCTGAATAACCATTTGGAAGAACGCACCAGTAATATGCGTCATTTGCCAAGTTTCCCGGCCCACCCGCCGTGCCAACAGAACCAGCGCCTCCGCCGTTATCCGTCCCCGGTTGCCCTCCTTCGCCACCTATTCCGCCTGTATAGGTTAGCGCGGAAACATAACAGCTATACAAAGTAAACGAGGGCGCAGTGCCTCCGTTGCCTCCATCTCCACCATTTCCAGCTTGCGTGTCTCCTGATCCATCTGCCCCGAGACCACCAACGCCGCCAGTTCCACCCGAGATGGTAAGCGATATTGCTACACTGTGATCTGAAGATAGGGCCAAGTTGGATGGGGTTGCTCCAACGCTACCAATTCCACCAGGAAATGTTCCTGCCGTTCCAGTTGTTCCTGTCCATGTAATGGCTAGGCTAGTCCTTTCCTTTCCGAGGCCACGAACAAAGACGTTCAAAGTTTGAGAGTCACTGTCTGCGTGCGTAAACGAAAAGCTCCCCGATCCAAGATCGAAGACGCGCGCGCCCGCATCCCAAGCTGCTTGAGCGGTCAGGTAGGGCAGTGATGGGTTGCCAATAGTTCCAGTTGTATTGCTACCCCCACTGCGGACATAGGCGATGCCAGTTCCGGTGATGGACGATCCGCCACCTCCCGCAGGAGTCGCGAAGGAAGGCGCAAGAGACGCTCCGTTGCTCTTTAGAAAAGTCCCGTCCGCACCAAGAGGAAGCTCGACGATCTGTCCGCTGGCATTGGAGTGGAAGACCTTCCAGTTCCCGGCGGTGTGGTCGCTGGTCGATGTCATCGCGTGCGAGCGATCATGGAATCGCGCATCGTTGCCTTGTGCGAATTGACCGGACCCAGTTCCGAATGCGCCAGCTTCAAGGACTCCGCTGGTTCCGGTTTTGATCGGCAGGCCCGATGTCGATCCGATTGCGCCAGCGTTGGAAATGCCACCATGAACGTGGCTTGTCGGCGTCCTTGCGTCGGTCAGTCGTGAATCGTTGGTTGCAACGTAATCAGTCCCGGCAACAGCAACGTCGAGCGTATTGCTTGCGGCCTTGAGAATGCCCGTCAATCCGCTAGTTGCGGTATTCGTCGTCAACGTCGGTTCCGCAGCTCCGAGGACTGCCACCGATGCCGATACCGCACCGCTGGTGATGTTTACATCGATGCTTGGCGAGGCGACTACGGCGGAAGATTCTGCAATGTCGGAACCTGCCGGCACCCAATCGGCTTGCCCTTGAAGGCGCAAAAGAACGTCGCTGCCTTCGGTCGCGGAAATATCCACCCAGTATTCGGTTTCGCCCTTAGCTTGGACATCTTCCAAGGTCCAGCCAGATGCAAAGGCCGGAACGGTTGCGTCGGTTGTCGCAACGTTAAATGTGATGACTTGCCCCGCGATGGTCAGATTCGACTCGCCGGAATCGGTTCCGAAAACTCGCCGCACCGTGCCGGATCTCGCACGCATTCCGAAGGTGACGAATTTTCCCGTCATCGAAAACTCTGCGCCGATAGTAAGCGTCAACCTAAAGGGTGCGCCCTCCGCAAAATAGAATTTCGGCAGATCGGCAACGCCAGAGATGACGGGAGAGTCGGGCATGTCGATGCCTCCACAAAACAACGGGGATTTTCAACTTGATTTTGCGCTGCGTTTTGTGGAGGCGTCCGACATGCTCAAATTGCGCTACGATGACAAGGGACAGGTGCGGGGATTGCCTGATGCGATTCGCCCCGGCGACAGTCTCAGCGTCGAGCTAATCGCGGATCATTTGGAGGTTGCGAGCAGCGATACGTTGAGCTTGTCCCTTGCGCTGGAAAAGCCCGTTCCGATTACTTCCGGCGATTGGTCGATCGCCTGGGGCGCTTCCACCGTCGAGCTTCCCGCCGCCGGGATTGACGCGCATTTGCTGGGCCTCGCGCTGAATCGCCTTTCCGCCATTGTTTCGGCAGGTGGCGTAGATGTGACGGGCAAAGATGGCCTTTTTACCGTCACTTTCCGCAGTAACGGAGCGAGAGCAGACTTCACGATTGCCCATTCGGCCTTTGGAACGATGACGAATCGTGCGCTTACCTTGATCGCTGGCGGGGCTTCCAACGTAGAGACGGTCGAGATTGACCTAACGCTGCAAACGCTGGTGGCGGCGACGAGCGCATCGAACATTAGCGAGGCCGCCGTGACGGTTGCAAACGTGGCGACCGGTAGCGTGAGCGTTGCGCAAAACGACCGCATCACCATTTCGAGGATGCCGGATGCCGGAAAGTTCCAGATTCGCACAGCGACCGACACCGGCACGATGTGGCTTTCGGCCAATGTGTCCACCTACCAGCTCGAAACGGCGCTGGAGGACATTGAGCCGGGAGAGTTTTTGGTAGCGAGAGATGCCGCCGGAGAGACGATCAAGATCGAGGTCAAGCGCACCGCCGTTGGAGTGAATCCGGCGATCACGGTTTCCGAGACTTTCATCGGACCCATCGGAGTGACGATGACGCTCGACACTTCCAAGGTGCTGCGGCTGCTAGACGCGGCCAGCGTGGCGCTTCCAGCTTCGGCGCTCTTGACTTTCTCTCGCGGAACGGAGACGCAATTTTCGCAACTGGTGACGCTGGCTCCGGTCTTGTTGAGTCACGGGCAACCTGTTTGATGGTTCCAAAAAATGAATGAGGCGGCACTTGATCGGTATTACCGGGGGACTCTTCGGCACTTAGAACGGGCATTCCGATTCCAGCGGACAATGACCGCGCCGGAATGGTCGGAAAAGGTGCGAAGGATGGAGGGAGGAAGGCGCTTTCGCTTTGATTTCGCGCCATACCAAAGGGAGATGATGGAAGCGCCCTATGATCCGCGCGTGCAGATGACGGTTTACATGCTCGCCAGCCGGATGGGCAAAACCGAGGTGGTCATGAACCAGATCGGCCATAGCATCGCCGAGGCGCCTCGCCGCGTCCTTGTCATGTATCCGACGATCTCGCAGACCGAGAAGTGGTCAAAAGAAACGCTCATGGGCGAGCTGGTCAATCCGACGCCGGATCTGGCCTCGCTGATCGGCGACGATTCTGGCCGGCGGAAAAGCGGCAACACGATCCTCCACAAGCTTTTCCCTGGTGGCTTGGTCAATGCCTTCGGTTCCAATGCCCCAGGTGAGATGCGCCGCGCAAAGGGCAACTTTCTTTTTGCGGACGAGATCGACGCCATCGAATCGACCGAGAGCGACGAAGGCGACCCGCTCGAAATCTTCTGGGTACGAGGGTCTGAATATGCGGACACAATCAAGATCGCTGCCAGCTATCCAAGCGTCAAAGGCAAGAGCAAGATCGAGGCGCTCATGCTTCAATCTGATTGGCGAGTCTGGATTGCGCCCTGTCCGCATTGCGCCAAGGAGTTTGTCCTGCACCGTCGCCAGCTGAAGTATGACCGCGACAAGCCCGAGGACGCGTGGATTGAATGCCCCGAGAGCGATTGCCGAATCACCGATGCGGAGCGCATGGAGATGATTCGCAATGGCAGGTGGCAGGCAACGCGACCGTTTAATGGAATCGCAGGCTTTCACGGATCCCGCATGATGTCGCCACATCCTCCCCAAAAGGGCTTCGCAAGCCACCTACACTGGGCTGCGGTCGAGGAGTTGAAAATCGAGGCGGCGGACAATCGCGAGAAGGCAAAGCGCGTCCTGATTAATACGTTCGATGCGGAAACGTATCAAGCCCCCGAGGAGGAAATGCCGGATCCGGTGGGCCTTGCTCAGGAGGCTTACGACTACCTCGAGCGCGTTACGGAAAACCAGTTCATGATTCCTGCCGGCGTGCTAGTCGTCACTGGAGGCTGCGACGTTCAAGGAGACCGTTTGGAGTTTGAGTTTGTCGGCCATGGTGCGAACGGTCAAACGTGGGGCTTGGGGTATCACATTTTGAGCGGGGGCACGATGGAGCCAGAGGTTTGGCAAAAGCTCGATGCGCTGCTCCAGACCGAATTCCTCCACCCATGCGGGAAGGTGCTGCGCGTGGCTTCGGTTTTCATCGACTCGAAATACCGGCAGACCCAGGTGCTAGCCTTTACGAGGCCACGCCAAGCTCGCGGAGTTTTTGCCATCTTCGGCTCGACGGTGCTTGGCAAGCCGATTGTCTCGCAGCCAAAGCGGGAAAAGCGCGGGACGTTCTTTGAGATTGGAACGCATGAATGTAAGTCCATGATTTACCAAAACGCGGCGCTTCGGCAGGATCGCAAATCTTCCACGTTCCCGCATAATTACATGCATTTCCCGAGCGGTCATGGGTATACACCGGAATACTTCCAGCGCCTTCTGATTGAGCAAGTGACGCTTAAGAAGGGGCAGGACGGAAGTTTCTACGAGTTCTACGACAAAAAGGACAAGCGCGACCGGAACGAACCGCTAGACGTTCGCGTTTACAACATCGCCGCAGCCAAAAAGCTCGACATTGCGTTCGCCACGATTGCGAAAAAGTATGCTGAATATGCAGCAAAAAACCTTCCTGATCGAGGTAAAGAGCGGGAATATACGCTTGATTTCGTCGGCGATTGACCAAAAGCCCTTGAATTTCGGCTTTGTTTTGTCGATGCCTCCGATATGGCAGCTTTACCCTCCCGCGCATTCTGCGGCGAATCCATCGAATTTACGGCAACTGTAACGTCAGGCGCTACAGGATCCGCTCACTTTCGCAGCATTGATTCCGGCGAGGTTGTCACGGTTCCGCTGTCAGTCTCAGATACGACGGCAACCGCTACCTATCCGCCGGAAAAGACGGCCAACCTGCCAGCCGGGATTTACGTCGTTGCCTTGACGCTTGAGGTAGCCGGGATTCGGTCGGTTGAGTCCATTGGCAATATCACGCTGCAAGCCCCGCCGGATCGCGCCCCGCTGCCTAGCCATGCACGGAAGATGGTCAAGGCTTTGGAGGCCCATCTTGAAGGTCGAATCTCAGACGACGAAGGCCGAGGGCTTGAGACATACACGGTCGGAGGCGTGCCGATTACCAAGATCTCCTTGATGGACGCTCGCGAGCTTTTGACCAAATACCGCCGCGACCTCGACACTGAGATTGCCAAAGCTCGCGCTGATGCTGGGCTTTCCAACGGTCGAACCATTTACTCCCGCTTTGAATGAAACCTCTCCTTTACGGTCCCAACAACAAGCCCATTCGCACGCGCAATTTTGACGCGGCCAAAGGCACGCGATACACCAACGATTGGGTCGCAGGAACAGGCCCAGC